GAAAAACAGTTTCTTAAAGCCTATACTCCCATCGCGGTTCTTTGCTATTATTAACTCCACCTTGCCTTCCTTCATGTTCGGTCTGTGCGGGAAAATAACAACGTCGGCGTCCTGTTCGATGTTGCCAGACTCGCGCAACTCTGAAAGCTCGGGAGTCTTATTCTCGGCAATCCTTCCTAGCTGAGACAAGACAACAATCGGCAATCCGTACTTGATCGACATTGCCTTCAGCGTCGCCGTCATTTCCCCCAACTGTAAGTACCTCTTTTCTGCTGACTTCATACGGCAAAGCTGAAGATAGTCGATCATGATACAAGAAAGGCCATACTGGTCGTATTGCTTCTTCGCCGTGTTGACGATTGTATAAAAATCAGTGGCGTTGTCAATCACAATTAAGTTGTTGTAATCTTTTTCTATCTCGCGCAAGGTCGCCTGAACATCGCGGCGCTGGTCGCCTGAAATATTTCCACTTCGCATCGCGTTCGCCGGTATACCAGTGCGACGGGTTATCATGCGCCTGATGATTTGCTTCTTCGGCATCTCCAACGAGAAAAAAAGCACCCGGCCTTCGCGCGCGATGTGCTCGGCCATCTGCAACGCAAACGCTGACTTGCCAACGCCGGGACGCGCGCCGATGATAATCAACTGCCCTCCGAACAGACCGAGTAAAATCTGGTCAAGGTCGTGGAAGCCGGTAGTGAGATACTTCTCTGCCTCGACGAAACCAGACTCACCCCCAGCCGCGACTTCAGACACACTCACCGCCTTCGCCGAACGGTCTCGGTTGATCTCACTCACGGCCCTGTCAATTCGCTCTACGAGTTCGTCGGTTGTAGTACCATGCGTAGATGCGGCGTCAACGATCTTGGTCCCGAGAGCCGCGAGCTTGCGCTTCTTCGATAAGTCAAGAACCTTCTCAAACATCCAGTCGAAGTTGTACGTCACGGCGTACATCACGTCATCGTGAAGCTCGTCGATCTTCAGAGAGTCGAAAATCTCAGTCTTTCCGCGCTGAACCAGGGTAGCTTTAATTACTGGTATATCCACGACCTCCCCGGCGTTGTAAAGATCGCGCATTATGCTTAGTAACAGCGCGTTCTCCGGTGAGTAGAAGTCGCTCTGTTCAAGTTCTAGCAGGCGGCTAAGGTATGTATTGCGCTGAATTGCGGTGGCGATGATCGCGCGTTCGGCGGCGGTGTCGTGGATGATATCAGCCATATAGTTCCTCGGTGGTCGGTGCCCTCCTCGGTAACTTCGCGGCGACTACATAGTCAGCCATTGACATGAGCGAAGCCGGTGTAATTGGTTTGTCCTCGAATAATCGATGCTTGTTCTCGCGCAGAGAGTGCATTTTGCGCGCAAGGTCTTCAATGGCAGACTCTTCGTATCGTAGCAATAACCTCGATAGCGCCTTTGCTTGCTTGCCGTCGTGGTAGTATTCAGGGTATAATGATTTAAAGACTGTTATCAGGCGGGCCGTTGGTGTCTCTCGCGTAATAGATGTAATATTAAGTGTATTATTCTCTTTGCGCTTTTTGCGCGTCGATCCACACGCATTTTTGCTTGCCGACGACTCGCATTTTTGCGCGTCGAGAGACTTATCCACAATGTTATCCACAATATACAGCCGCCTTGTGGTTATCTCAAAGCCTCTTTTTTCGTACTCAATACGGATATATCCTGCCTTTTTAAGCGCAGTTACCCATCGCGTGACTGTGCTTTCTGATACCTCATACAAATCCGAGAAGTACTTGTTCCCGGCCCAACAGAACCCATGCTCGTTTGATAGTGCCGTGATCTCGCCATATAAAAGTTTTGCGTTCGGTGGTATTGACTTATCGTATCTTACGTTTGCGGGAATGATCGCGTAATAAGACTTGCGTATTTCGTCTGGCATAAGTCCTCCTGAAATAAAAACGGGCCACACTCACCCCACCCTTTCGGGTTGCTCGCGGGGTAGTGCGGCCCTAGTGCTTTGTGGCACTCGCGGAGGCGAGCAGTTACCGTCAGTGCCATGAATACAATATACAAAGAGACATAATAATCGTCAACTACTTTTTGCGCGCTTCAAGCATAACATCGGCCATGCGGTAGTAGAGTTTGGCGCGCTTGACAAGAAATTCCATGTCTATACTATTTGTGTAATAACTGCCTTCCTCATTCTGCGCCGCCCAATCTCCCTGCATAGACTTCGCCGCGAAGTAATCGCGGAGAGACATGCCGGGGCACCACCCAGTTATCACCTGGAATCCCATAGCCGTATCTCTTACGTCTGCTCGCGGAAACGCTGGACCACCGTCGTCTTTCACTTCTTTAAATTCGCTCATGACTTAACCTCCTTGCTTGTGTAAAGTTTTAACGGGCAATCACCGTGAATCGTGTACTTGTCTTCAACGCGCGGGTTCAGCACGATTGAGACGCGCGCGATCAACCGGCAGCGGCGGTGCGTGTCCTGATAACAACAACATTCGTCACAGGACTCGATGTAATCGACGTAACCCTGGGCTTCGATCATGCGCGGCGGTGAGTATTTCTCGTCGGGCAAAACTCCGTTGATGTCGGCGTGTTCTGAGTATGGGTTATAGGCGTTGCTCATTTCATCCCCCTTCCTACCTCAAAACCTAGATACCAGCACCACGCCTTTGTGCCGGGCCACGTAGTCGGCGTCTATGAGCGGCTTCATTTGTCCCCCAAGAGTTCATGGTTTTCGTGGATGTTGCCGATATATTCCCACTCATTATCATGGTGAATGCTTTCAACATCTATAAAACCAATATCCCCTACCCTGAACATCGCACAAGTCTCATCATAATTAACAACTGATGCGGAAAAATTTTTAGACCGTATAATATCCCCTTCGTAAATCTCGCGCCCGCTCTTGTCGTTAAGGCCGGTGAATTGCTCAATGATAAAATCCTCCGGCTTATACGTGTCATCGCTTGAAATCTCGATCTCGCCGTCAAGGTGAATAACCAGCACGTCGCCGTTGTCGAGCGTTCCCGAGTAAAAATACTTTTTCGTAATCTTGTCCCACGCCCTGAATTTAATCTCTCTCATCACTCCTCCTTTCTTGTTCTTTGCTTAGGTTGATATGATCTTTCCGTGTTTTAGTATCGACGAAACCATCCAGTCGTAACCGCAAAAACCCTTGCTTTTCCTTTTGATCTTTTGGGCTGTTGCTGAATCAATAACTGAAACCTTCACCCCGGCGCTCCAACCATCTCCGAATGAGTAATGGAAATAGTCACCATGTTTAATCGGGACTTCTGCGCTTTTTTCGCTCCGCACGACTGCATAAAAGTCTTCTGATCCGGTCCACTTTCCATTCCATGATCCAACATTCGGCATCGACAAGGTAAACTGTAACATTTTAGTCCTCCTTTTTAGTGCGTTGCTTTGGGGCATAATACCAATACGACGACACAAGTTGCAAGAACATTTTTCGCGAATCCTGATATTTTTTAAACACGTCGCGCATCTTCCACTCCTCGCCGTCCCACACCGCAACCCACCATTCGTCGTTTGAGCCGTAGCCGTTCTCCTTGCGCAGAATGTCGTACGCCGCGAGTTGTAGCGCGTGTTTAACCGACCGGCCGAAGGAGCGCTTCTGGTCCCACGTTTCAAGCTCCCACAGCATGTCGGGCTTTCCGCAGAACATGAACTCGCGCGAGAACAAAGGCTTTTCGTGGAGCAATAGCTTTCCAGGATTGCGCTTACCCACAAGCTCCGCGAACTTTTCCAGCATCAGATCGAAGTTTGTGTCGCCGGTGTCAAGGTATCTCTCGATGCGCGAGTGCCGGTCGATCCCGTCAAGCCGCGCGGCCTCGTAGGTTTCATCGTCAACCCAAACCTCATCTTTCGGCAAGAGCTGCGACACCGACGGGATTTTCACCCCGTCGATGTAGTGTACCCTGGTTTCCTCGTTGTACTCAAGCATGAGCGTCGTCCATATTATTAAGCTCGGCGTTCATTGTTTCCTCGTTCCACTTGTGGGCTTCGCAGAACGCCATAGCCTTCGCCACGGTGTCGATTCCGACGGCCTTCATGCCAGCGCGTATTTTTTCGGGGAGCGCTTTGATCTTGTCCTGTGCGGTCGGTTCGGGTGGCTTCGGTTTTTCAAGGTACTTCGATCCGTCCCATCGGCCGGCATAAATCTCAGCACCGAACCCGAGAGCCTTGAACGCCACTGAAAGCGCATCTGTCACGGCCATTTTGTAGCACTCATCGTTCGTATAGAGATAGTCCTTCTCTTTTGAGATCATCATCGAACCGCCAATGCCCTCGACCGGGGCACTGATTACATCGCCATCGCGGTAGTACACATCCACCCGCGCAAACGCCATCACCTGTCCATCGGAACCGGGTGCCGTCCAGAGTTCCTTTATGGTGTACCACCACCCAATACCGCACGGGCCGAAAACATCTGTCGCGGCTTGAAAGCGCCACTGTGGATTGATGTCGGTCATCCCTTTCAGGCGACCGCCGCCAATCGTTTTGAGCGATGTCGGGTCCGGCTTGTGTACCTTATCCCATATTCTGCGATTCATTCTCGCCCTCCTTGATTTTCTCGGCTGCCATCTCCTCGCCGATATTCATTAACGCCTCGGCTACCGCAGCGCGGAAAGCCGGGTTTACCTGACCGTTGCGGGAAAGCAGTTTTGCGATCTGGTCTACGTTCTGCATGTCAGTCCTCCTTCTTGATTGATTCGAGCAGCATACGCTCTATGACAGCGCCGCGCTTGACCTTCTCCGCGCGGACTATCTTTGCGACATAGCGCTCGATCTTGTCGGCAGCGCTCCTGTGCAGCGAAACTGAAAACGGTACTCGTGGGTCAGTCGTCATCGCGTCCTCAGTTTAATTTAATCTGAAGGCTCTACCAATCGGCGAAGCCATCGGGTGTGCCGTAAACTATCAGCCAGCGGGTAAGGTAATAGGTGCGGTCGTTCATGATGTCCTCCTTGGGCTTTGCCCGGCCGCCTTTCGTCGAGGGCCGCGCCG